TCATACTGTAAAAGTAGCATATCATGCTAAAAAGATGGGTTGGGAAACATACATCTCTAAAATTACTAATGTATCTGAATAAATGGATTGATAATATAAATACACCTACAGAGTGGATGATAAAAACATTAAAAATTGAAGACTAATGATTTTAACAAAAGAAGAAGTAAAAAATCTGATTGGAATGCTAAGGTCTCCCGACAAAGATAATAGACTTGTAGCTTTTAAGATAATAGAAGATCTAGATCTTAAAAAGCATGTTGGGGAGATAATGGTAATGTATAAATATGGTGAGTATAATTTAGAGAGTTGGGAAGCTGACTGTAAACCTGCACATGAGTTTATAGTAAAGAGGATTGAAAAGTTCAATGGAGATTGGGAATATAAACTAAGCTCTGGAGAAATACTTTCACTAATGACAGCAAATAAATCTAGTAAGCAATCAATAGAATTATTCTTAGAATATTTTATTAGAGACATGACTAAGATGTTAGATGCTATGGGGTATCCCACAGATAAGTTTGAGTTAGATATAAAACTAAAAGAAGATGGACAAACAAAAGAGTCTTGGTAAAATTAGCAAAGAGCTTATGTTGAAAGAGCCCTATTATGGGTTCTTTCTTATTATGCTCAACAAAGTATGGAGAAAAGATCTTCCTACTGCAGGTGTGAGTAAGAATGGTATCAACTTTCAGTTGGCTATTAATGAAGATTTTTGGACAGGCCTCAGTGAGATGCATCAGATGGGATTACTAAAGCATGAATTACTTCATATTGCTTTTGGTCATCTGACAAGCTTTAAGTCTTTTAAGAACAAGAGACTTGCAAATGTGGCAATGGACATGGAGATCAATCAGTATATAGATGAGGATTGGTTGCCAGAGGGAGGAATAGATATAAATAACTATGAAGATCTAAATCTTGAGAGAAAAGCTGGTTGTAGATATTACTATGACAAACTAAATCAGTTTCAAGATGAGAAAGATAAGAATGGCACATGTGGTAATGAAGGGATGGATCAGTTACTTGATCAAGTAGCAAGTGGGGATGTACCTGACCACAGTACATGGGAAGAGTTTGAAGATCTTAGTGAAGCTGAAAAGAAGTTAATTGAGAAACAATTACAGAAAGTTTTAGCTGATGCTAAAGAACAAACTATCAAAAAGCGCGGGAATATTCCAGGTGAGATAGAAGGAGTAATTGTTATTGAGGAAATAGTTCCACCTAAGTTTGATTGGAGAGGATATATTAGAAGGTTTACTGGAGTGAGCACAAAGGTATTTACTAAGAAAATCCGTAGAAAAGAAAACAGAAGGTTCTCTGACAATCCGGGTCTGAAGATTAAAATGAAACAACATATGTTGTTAGCTATTGATACTTCAGGTTCTGTAAGTGATTCTGAGCTACAAGAGTTCATGGGTGAGATTCACCATATTTACAAAGTAGGTGTAGATGTTACTGTAATACAGTGTGATACTAGTATTAAGTCTATTGAACCCTATAAGGGAAAACATGAGATAAATGTAGCAGGAAGAGGAGGAACAGAGTTTGATCCTGTCTTGGATTATTATAATGCTAACCAAAAGAAATATACTAGCCTGGTGTATTTTACTGACGGTGAGTGTTATACATCTGTAGTACCAAAAGGTAATGTCCTTTGGGTATTGTCAGAAAGATCACATATGAATGAAGATTTACCAGGTAAAGTAATTAAGTTAGAACTATAAAAAAAGAGTTATGAGTCAAGTACAACTAAATGTTGAAGAGTTAAAAGGTTTTATTAAGCATATGGTTAATAATAACCAGCATATACAAGCTCAAGGTAAAGTACCTGTGGCAATTAATATTGAGGGTGATGCAGGTCTTGGTAAGACTTCTGCTATTATGCAGTTAGGTAAGGAACTTAATATGCAAGTTGTAAAATTAAATTTATCTCAGCTAGAAGAGTTGGGTGACTTGGTGGGTTTTCCTGTTAAAGAATTCCAAATCCAGAATGCAGAAGGTAAAACTACCTGGATAAATGAATCTCAGATAAATGCAGCAAGTGTAAAGGGTTATAAGGTAATTGGGAAGAGAATGTCTCATGCTGCTCCTGAGTGGATTCAAGGTAAAGGTGAGGGTGGTTTCTTAGTATTGGATGATTATACTCGTGCGGATTAACAAAATATGCAGTCTAATAGTGTTAGTGTGAATAATTTAACTATCTTTGTGATATGGAAAAATTAAACACACAAACTCTTAAGACAGCATTAAAGAGTATAGGAATCTATAAAATTAAAATTAATGATAAAGAGTACATTGGTAGCTCTTGTAATATTGGTAACAGGTTAAAACACCATTTGTGGTCTCTTGAAAATTTAAAGCATCATAATAGAACAATGCAACACTTATACAATAAGTATGGTAAAGAAGAAATTTATTTTAGCATTGTAGAAGAATGTTCTGATGATATTTTAATAGAAAGAGAAGCTTACTATATTAGTACACTTAACCCTTATATAAATCACATATTAAATCCTCAAACTTTAGTTAGAGATGATGTGTATAAAAGAAGGATAAGTGTTGCTAAGAAAAAAGCTTATGCAAATAGTCTAAAACCTCATAATCTTAAAGCAGTACATAAGTATTCACTTGATAAAGGTGAATATTTGGAAAGTTTTGAATCTTTCACAGCTGCTGCTAAATCTATTAATGCTAAAAGTGTTAATAGTATAAAAGCAGTATGTGATGGAAAACAAACTTCTGCTGGAGGTTATATCTGGTCTTATAATAAAGTTTCTTTAGTATTTTCTAGAGATAAAAAATATAAGTTAGAATCTGTATTACAATATAGTACTGATAATGTTTTTATCAAAAAATGGGAGTCTATAACTGAAGCAAGTAAAGAACTTGGTATCTCTAATATTAATAGAGCAATATCTAAAGGTTTAACTGCTGGTGGTTATAGATGGAAAAAAGCATAAAGTGGTTGGTCCGCAATAAATCATGTGAATTCAGGGAAACTCCAGAGATGGACAATCCTGAGCCAAGCCTTATAGGGATATAAGGAAGGTGCAACGACTAGTGTATGGAGTCTAGAACAGACAGTAAAACACCAAGAGCGCATGACACATAGAAATATGTGATGATATAGTCTGAACTGTGTGTATAATCTAATAATAAAGACACAGAACTACAGGATAAAGAGCCTGTAGGTTAACAAAATGCACCGCTTTATGCAAGCAACAATGGAGATTCTAGATAGACAAGAGTATGTTTCTTGGAAGCTACCTAAGAACTGGCATGTTATCTTGACTACTAATCCAGACAATGGTGACTATAATGTTACTTCTCTTGACGTAGCTCAGAAGACTAGATTTATCTCTGTTGAGTTAAAATATGATTCTGATGTATGGGCTAAGTGGGCTGAGAATGCAGGAATAGATGGTAGATGTATCAACTTTATGTTGATGCACCCAGAGTTGGTAACTCAAAGAGTTAATCCAAGATCTATTACTACATTCTTTAATGCAATTAGTTCTATTGATAAGTTTGAAGATTCATTACCATTGGTTCAGATGATTGGTGAGGGTTCTGTTGGTGCTGATTTTGCAGCAATGTTTACTATGTTTATCAATAATAAACTTGATAGAATTATTTCTCCTGAAGACATCTTGACTAAAGATAAGGATTATGTAATGGGAGCTCTAACAAATGCCGTTGGTAAAGATGATGACTTTAGAGCAGATATCTCTAGTGTTATTGCTACCAGATTGATTAACTATTCACTTGTTCAAGCTGAGAAGGGTTCAGTTCCTGCTGGAGTAATTGATAGATTGGCAATTCTAACTACTGAATGTAATGCATTTACAAATGACCTTAGATATTATATGGTCAAAGAGATAGTAAACGGAAACAAAGTTAAGTTTGCTAAGCTCATGCAGAATACGAATGTGGTGAAGATGGCTATCCAATAAAACAAAGGTGGGCAATCACCACCTTTAAACAAACATTAATCTGATTAAAAACTAAGATGGGGGAAGGTAATGCTTCCCCTAATCTTTATAAATTAAACTATGGAAAAATTTGTTCATATTGATTTGACCAATGGGTCAGAGTATAATAATATACGTGGATTAGATGTAAATATTATAGAGGGTCTAGAAGATTCAGTTTCTACATTTGTAAATTCAAAGGGATATGTTCCTACAAAGGGAGACACAATATATCTATTGCCGGGAGTTAATATCCCAAGAATGAAACTAAAAGACCTTGCACTAAATCTTGGTATCAGAGTAGTAAGAGATCCAGCTAAAGCTACTGTTGTATTCAGTGGTAAGAGTAGTGTGGGTAAACTTACTACATCTACATGGTATTATTTTGCAGATGTAAATACTATTCTTGAAAATGTAAAGAAGCTTTGTAGTGATCAGTATTACATTGATAAATTAGATGTAGCAATATCAAGCACAGGTGCTACAAGAGTTTGTTCAGGTTGGTCAGACATGAGAAATACTCTGTGTAATGGTGATATAAACATTTATGAAAGTCAATATATTTATGGTATTGAACCAGAATATGTTGATACATACAATGCTATTCAGGGTAAACCAATTTATTGTGAGTCAGAGTTAATTACCAATATCAATGGTGATGATTCTACAGTTATAGACTATGATGTTTACAAACAGTTAAAGAGTATGTTTGAAAGCTCTGATGATGACAATCATATCTTAGCTATGGAAATTATGGCTAACTCTCATTATGAGAAAAGTGTGCTGTATTTACTGATGCTAATAAGTGATTTTAGTCATAAAATATCTAATACACATACTAAAAACCATGTAAACTTCAAGTCTATGCTTGCTTATTTTAATTGGATTCCAAGAAATATAAGTAGTCAGTCTGCTGATGATATAATTAAAATAATAGATGGAAAAGGTCTGTTAACTCTAGATATGATTAAGATATTATATAAAGAGTATACTGATGATATTCATAGAAACATTGCTTATGATGAGGTTTTTGAGATCAAAGAAATTACTATTAAACAAGACTATCTTGACAAACTTAATTTAACATTTCTTAACTTAATTAATCCTGAAGAACTTGAGGTTACAGATCCGGTAGATGAAATAGTTACTGATGAACTTATAGAAGCTGCAATAACTAATATTAAGAGAGATGAACTTAAGTCAGAGTTAATAGCTATTGAAGAAGAATTAAGTGCAGACCAGGGGACCCCTGAAGAAGAATCAAATAACAATCAAATAGAAAAAACAAATGGAGATGACTTTGAATGGTTCTGAGGAACTAGAAAAATTCTATAAAGAAAAGTTTTACTTTAGCTACTCTAGCATTAGTAAACTTCTTTATTCTCCGGTAGCATTCTATAATCATTATGTGCTCAACAACAGAGAAGATAGTGTTGGCCCTCACCTGGTAGCAGGTAGGGTCATACACTGTCTCTTGTTTGAAGAGGATAAGTATGATGATTATTTTACAAGCATGCCGGGAAAACTACCAACAGATAGTCAGAAAAAAATTATTGATAATATTTTCAAGACACACTTATCAATAGAAAATAATTCTCTATCTTTGGAGGACTACTCACAAGATATACTTACAGAGCTACTCACAGCTAATCTCTATCAAAATCTTACTGATGATAAAAAAGATAAGTCTATAACAGGAGATTCAAAAAGACTTGATAAGATACTCACAGAGGAAAACAAACAATACTTTAATTTTCTTAAAGAAGCCCGTGAAAAAACGGTAGTAGACCAACCTACTCTAGATGGCTGTAGAGCAAGTGTTGAAGTACTTAAGTCTAATAAAGACATAAGACAATTACTACAATTTGATAGGGCTGAAACAGATGACCACATAGAGGTGTATAGTGAGTTGCAAGTGCAGGTTGACGTGGATTATCTACCATATGGTTTTAAGGGAGTTATAGATAATCTTGTGATAGATAGAGAATCTAAAACAATATTTATCAATGACCTTAAGACTACAGGTAAATCTTTATTAGAGTTTCCTGAGTCTGTACAGTATTATAAGTATTGGGTTCAGGCAATTGTATATGAGAAGCTTGTGTTTCATAAGTTTCTAAAAGATTTACCAGATTTGGCTGAGTGGAAATTGTACTTTACATTTATTGTAATAGACAAATACAACCAAGCTTATCCATTTCAAGTCTCAGCAGAGACAATGGCTATATGGCAGCAAGACTTTGATGAAGTAACTGATATAGTAAAATATCATTATGAAAACAAAGACTATACACTACCGTATGACTTAGTTTTTGGTAATGTAAAATTGTAAACTTTATGGTAATAAATACACTTTATGTAAAATATTTTCAGAAGTCCAAGATATTTTTGTATCCGCTCTTGGGCATTAAAAGAGGTAGTAGTGTTGTTCCAGTTGAAACATTTATCAGCTGGGGTGAGAAATATACTCCCGAGGATGCAAAGCTTATTTGTTTATATGATATAAGAGAGGACGCAGAGTATAGAAACTTTGAAAAAACAATCTTATTAAAGCATAATAGGCTACATGATTATATAGTTTATGAAAATCAAAGTGTATTTGTATTTGATTTCCAGGATTTTAAGGAAGATTGGAATTATTTTGTAAATGGTAAGTACAGCAAACTAAAGGATAGTACAAAGGAAAGAATTCTTGGATTCTTTGAGAGGTATAGCGGCAATTATATTTATATATATAGTTATCTTTATCCTAATAAATGGTTTGAGAGATATGCTGAAATATTAAATGTGGATGTAAATCTGTTAAAAGAGGTGGGGGAACTTTGTAATATCCCTGATTTAGAGAAAGAATGTTTAGAAATAAAAGTTGCAGACTTGGAAAATATAAATATTCTAACTTAATTTGTAAAACTTAAATAACCAACAATGAGTGAAAAATCAATGATGCTGGTACAGTCAAGCTGGCAAGAAAGTCAAACATTTAGATTAATTCCTATTAGTGAATCATGTCCCTATGTAGAATGTATATATGATCCGGGAACAAAAGTTTTTGTTATTATTTCAAAAACTACAAAAGTTACTTTGCACATGCTCCCTAAGTTAGATGAGTATGGTCAAGTAATTACTGGAACAAAAGGCACTAAACAAGAAAGACATAAGATTGAAGTCTTCCAAGAGTTCTATATTGAGGATGCAGTAGCAATAAAAGATCTAATTCATATGTTTGCAGTTAATGCAGATACATTTGAATATGCATCTTTTATGACTGAATCTAAGAAATAAGTAATTTAGGTCACTATGGGGTGGCTTAGGTTGCCCCATGTGATATTATACGGGGAAACAGCTTAACTGAATTAATATGAGACAACACTATGTAATGGACTATTTGTGATTATAAAAATAATTATTATCTTTATAGTCATGAAGACATGTACAAAATGCATCCTTTCTACTTCTATCAGTCCTAAAACACTCATTAGGCTGAGCAATTTTGGTTTACATTCACATTGTAAAAGCTGTTCTAATAAAAGTATGAGTGAATATTATGCAAAGAATCCTGATAAATGCAGGGCAATTGCAACTAAAGCTTATACTAAAAATAAACATAAACATGTATTGAGAAGAAAAGTGTATTCATGGAATAAAACCTATGGTATTGATATTACTCATGATGTATATTTAAAAATGTTAGAAGAACAAGAACATAAATGTGCTATTTGTTCAACTCTTGATACAGATCTTGAAAAGTTATTATCTGTTGACCATTGCCATACTACAGGTAAAGTAAGAGGTTTGTTATGTAACAACTGTAATCTTGCTCTGGGTAATTTCAAAGATAAAATAGAAAATTTAGAAAAGGCAATTAATTATTTAAAACAAAGCATATGAGTAATATAAAATTATTTTTTGACACAGAATTTACAGGGTTACATAAGAACACAACCCTGATTAGTATTGGTATTGTTTCTGAAAACAATAAAACCTTTTATGCTGAACTTACTGATTATGATCAGAATCAAATTGATGAATGGTTACAAAAAAATGTAATTGAAAACTTAACTATTGACATAGACAAATTAGGTAAGTTTGGAGATAATGATAATTGGATTATAAGAGGAGACACACAAAGTATAAAATATTACCTTGAACAATGGTTGTCACAGTTTGATAATGTTGAAATATGGAGTGATTGTCTTAGTTATGATTGGGTATTATTTAATAATATATTTGGACATGCATTCAATATACCAGATAATGTTTATTACATACCATTTGATATATGTACCTTATTTAAAATTAAAGGTGTTGATCCTGATATTAGTAGAGAACAATTCACAGGAATAGTAAATAGCGGTGGTCAGAATGTAACATCTGAATTATTATTAAAACATAATGCTTTATTTGATGCTAAAGTAATTAAAATGTGTTATGATTTATTAATTTCTAAATCAGAATAATATGAGCAATGCTAGAACCCATTGGGTCATGGATTT